ACATTTTCAAAGAAGCCCGTGACTTTGGTTTTCACGTCCTCAACGGTCGATGACAGCCCACCTGTCAGGCCATCCCAGATGTCCCCGGCCATCGTAGTAAACCAATCCTTCACACCAGAGAAAACACCGGTTATCTTGTCCCACACATTGGTTGTGAACCACTCCGCTATGCCGGCAGTTTCAAAGAAGGACGTGATCCCTTCCCAAGCACTGTTCACAAAGTCGGAGATGGTTGTGCCAATGTTCACCAGCGTCTCGTTGGTGGTCAGACTCGTCCAGAGCTTGGAAAAATAGTCCCCTGCTCCCTTCCACGCTGTATCTATGGCGGACCAGGCATCACTGAAGAAACCGGAGATGGTGGTGCCGATGGAGTTCAACGTTTCATTGGTGGTAATGCCAGTCCACAGGTCGGAGAAATACTTCTGTGCACCCTTCCACGCTGTATCGATGGCCGACCATGCATCACTGAAGAAACCGGAGATGGTGCTGCTGATGGTATTCAGCGTCTCATTGGTCGTTATCCCTGTCCACAGGTCGGAGAAGTATGTCTGGGCACCCTTCCACGCTGTGTCTATGGCAGACCAAGCCTCACTGAAGAAACCGGAGACGGTTGTCCCGATCGCATTAAGGGTTTCGTTGGTGGCGATGCCAGTCCACAGATCAGAGAAGTATGTCTGAGCACCCTTCCATGCTGTGTCTATGGCACTCCACGCATCACTGAAGAAACCGGAAACCGTAGTATCGATAGCGTTCAGTGTTTCATTGGTGGTGATGCCGGTCCACAAATCGGAGAAGAAACCAGTCGCGCCCTTCCACGCTGTATCGATAGCCGTCCACGCATCACTGAAGAAACCGGAAACCGTGGTGCCAATAGCGTTCAGCGTCTCATTGGTTGTGATGCCAGTCCATAGGTCGGAGAAGAAACCAGTCGCGCCCTTCCACGCTGTGTCTATGGAACTCCACGCATCACTGAAGAAGCCGGAAACCGTGGTGCCGATGCCATTCAGCGTTTCGTTGGTCGTGATGGCCATCCAAAGGTCGGAGAAGAAGCCTGTCGCGCCCTTCCAGGCTGTGTCGATGGCCGTCCACGCATCACTGAAGAATCCGGAGACGGTTGTCTCGATGGCGTTCAGTGTTTCGTTGGTCGTGATATCGGTCCACAGATTGGAGAAGAAGGTGGTCACGGTATCCCATATTTCCTTGATCTTTTCCCAGGCACCAGTGAAAAAGCCGGAGATCGTGGTCGTGATGGCAACGAGCGTCTCATTGCTCGTGATGGCCGTCCAGAGATCGGAAAAGAAGGTTGCGACGGTATCCCAGACCAGTTTGATGGCGTCCCATGCCCCGATGAAGAAGCCGGAGACGGTATCCCCGAGCCCGGTCAGTCCTTCGTCGTTCGTCAGACTGGACCAGAGATCGGAGAAAAATCCTGTGACGGTATCCCACACGAGCTTGATGGCATCCCACGCAGCCGTAAAGAAACCCGAGAGTGTCGTTGTAATCGCAATCAAGGTCTCGTTGGTCGTGATGCTCGTCCAGAGGTCGGAGAAGAAGGTGATGACAACATCCCAGGCTTTCTTGATGCCGTCCCAGGCATCCACAAAGGGCTTCTTCACCACATTGACCAACTCGGCAAGCGTCGCGTCGCCGGTCACCGCAACCCAGATGTCCATGAAGTACTGGCAGACAGCGTCCCAGGCCTTCTTGATCCCACTCCAGGCATCCACAAAGGGCATCTTGACCGCATCAATGATCCCGGCCAGCGTCTCATTCTCCATAATCGACGTCCAGAGGTCGGAGAAGAAGGTGGCGACAGTATCCCAGACCTCCTTTATCTTCGTCCACGCATCCGTGAAGAAGCCGGAGAGGGACCCGGCAATGGACATGAGGGTCTCATTGGTCGTGATGCTTTCCCAGATGCCGGTGAAGAAGGCAGTGACTGTCTCCCAAACCTTGCTGATCAGCGTCCACGCTGTGCTAAAAGGCGCGCTGATTACATCAGCGATCTTGCCCAGCGTCTCGTTCTCATGGATGGCGGTCCAAATTCCGGAAAAGAATCCGGAAACCGTCTCCCAAACCCCTTTGATCTTTTCCCAGGCGCCTATGAGTGGACTGGACACAGCTGTTAGCGTTTCACCCAATGTCGTGTCCCCGGTTATCGCGCCCCACACCGAAGTGAAGAAGCCGCTGACCGCTCCCCATATGCCCTCGATAATCGCCCATGCTGCCTTGAAGGGCGCAGCAAGAACATCAAGGATGGTTCCAAGCATCTCGTCCTCATGGAGCTTAGTCCACAGGCTGGTAAAGAACAGCGCTACGGGTTCCCAGACCTCCCTGATCTTATCCCAGGCCCCGGAAAAGAATCCAGTGATCTTGTCCCAGATACCGGAGATGAAGGAGGCAACGGAATTCCATACGGTCTCCCAGTCCGTCCCGAACCAGGAGCAGATAGTATCCGCGATTTCCAGGAGCGTACTCCCGACGTTTCTGAAAGTCTCACTGATGAAGTCCCACACCTGGCTGAAGATGTCACCCACCGAACTGATGGCCCCGAGAAAATCCCCCTGGAACATCTGGGTGATGGTCTGGATGACCCCGTGGATGACCTGTGATGCCAGCTCGATGGCGCTTACAATCGTCTCAAAGGCAAACTCAAATACAGGCGCCAGCGCATTGCAGAAAGCATCCCATGCGGCCTTCAGTTTTTCCAGGACAGGTTGCATGGCTTCCCACAGCGTGCTGATTTCCTTTTTGAACCTCTCGACGAAATCAGCGACAACCTCCTTCAGTCGCTCCCAAATCTCTGTCATCCGGTTTCTGAATTCTTCGTTGTTCTTCCACAGGTGGACAAAAGCGGCAACGAGAACCCCAATTGCAGCAGTAACAGTAAGAACTGCTCCTGTTGTACCACTGAATACCGCACTAAGCTTGCTGAATAACCCACTACCGGTCTTTGTAACTTTGGTGACATTGACAAAGGCTTTAGAAAGATTCGAGAGACCTTTCATGGCGGTGCCGACCTTCGTAATGACCGTGCCCAGGATTACCAGCGCAGGGCCAATAGCAGCCACTACCATGCCTATCCTGGCGATTACCTGCTGCTGCGCAGGTGTCAATGCGTTGAGTTTGTCGACCAGGCCTTGCACGAAGTCTATAACTTTTTGTATTGTCGGTGCAAGCGCCTCGCCGATGGATGTTGTGAGAACGTCGATGGAGCTTTTTAAGGACTCAATAGAACCGCCGAAGCCGCTCATCATGGCTTCGGCCATGATGTCGGTCGTGCCTCTTGTGTTGTCCATGACCGTCTGAAGACCATCCAGGTCGCCGCCGAGCGCTTTGACGACATCCTCAAAGGCTACGCCTTTGTCGCAGGCCTCCCACAGGTCTTCTGCGAATAACTGAGCATTTCCACCGCTTGCCTTCAGTATATCATCGAAATCTTCGGAGCTGACGCCGAGCTTCTCCATGTCCGACTTCATGCTTTCCATGGAGCCACCGGACTCCTCCAGCTTATTTGAAAAGTCCTCGATGGAGAAGGATGCGTTGTGCAGATAATCAGAGAGCTCGCTTACATCCTCCGGCGCAGTGTTGATAAGCGTTAACCACGGAGCCATCTGGGACTTGCCGAAAATGGCTGATGCCGCAGCAATCTGCTCTTCCTCACTTAAATCGGAAAACGACTTCTGCAAAAGGCCGAGAACTTCTTCAAAAGACCTCATGTTGCCTTCTTCATCAACCATGAGCGCTCCGTAAGCGTCCATGTTGTCTTTTCCGGATTGCATGAGGAGATTAACACCCTGTTGCGCACTCTCTACCGCGTTTTGCGCTTTGACAAGCGCCGCCTGGGCGCTTGCTGCCTGTTTACTCCCTTCTCCGTATTTTTCCAACGCATCTTTATATGCGACTTGTTTTGCCGTTAGGTCAGCCTGCGCATTTTCGAGCTTTCGTTGAGCCTTTTCCAGCTTTTCTGTATTCGCTTCCGCATCTCCGGTGGAGAAACCTAACTTAGCAAGAGCAGCTGCGCCATCTTTGGCAGGAGTTACCAGGCGGGCGATACCGGTCTTTAAGCTGTTAGCTGCTTTGGATGCTTCAATACCTCCATTGCCCATCAGTCCCATGGCAAGTGCGGCGTCTTCTACACTATACCCAGCTGCTGAAAAGATCGGAGCCGCAACGCTCATTGAACTGGCAAGACCATCTACGTCAAGTGCAGAATTGTTACACGCAGCTGCAAACACATCCGCATAATGGCTGGCTTCATCGAAGCTGCCGTGGAAGCCGTTGATTGTGGCGACCAGGCCGCCGGATACCGTGTCCAGGTTGCCACCCTCGCCAGCAGCCAGATTCATGGCAGGAGCCAATGCATTCGCTGCTTCTTCCGCCTTCAAGCCTGCGCGTGCGAAGTTCAGAGTAGCGGTAGCGGCATCCTTCATGCCAAAGGTAGAATTTGCCGCTGCCTCTTTCATGGCGTTGTTGAGCAGCTCCGCCTGTTCCTCGGTATTGCCCATCGTCTTGTTGGTGAGCTGCATGGTCTTATCGACCTCGGCAAATGCATTAACACCAGCAGTGCCGACTGCGGCGAGCGGGAGTGTGACCTTTGTTGACAGGGACTGTCCAACCTCGGTCGCCTTCTGACCGAACTTCTCCACCTTCTCGCCTGCCGCCTGGAGCGCCTGAGCTCCCGCTGAGCCGAAGTTCTTATACTCATCTGTGAGATTTTGCAACTTCTGCTCAGTCTCGATAATCTCGCGCTGAAGCGCGTCATAGGCCTCAGGCGAGATGGGATTCCCGAACTCGTCGGTCACAGCCTTGGCCTTTTGCTGGAGGGATTCAAGATTGCCCTCGGTCTCCTTGAGCTCCGCCTGGAGGCTGTCGTACTTCTCCTTGGCCAGCTTTCCCTCATTCATGACCTTCTCCGTTTCCTCGGATTGGGCCTTGAGGTCCTTCAGCTTGTCCTCGGTCTGCGTGACCTTGGTCTTAATCTCATCGTACTTCTCCTGGGAGATCTTGCCTTCGGCGAGCTGCTTGTCTGCCTCCTCAGACTGAGCCTTCAGCTTTTCCAGAGTGGATTCTGTCTTGCTGATTTCTGATTGGAGCTTGTTGTACTTCTCCTCGGCCTTCACCCCGGCGGTGATCTGCTTGTCGCAGGCGTCCGACTGCTCCTTCAGTTCCCTGAGCTTCTTCTGCGTGGCGTCGATCTCAGTCTTGATCGGATCGTACTTTTCCTTCCATGCATCATAGTTCCCGGCGGTCTTGGATGCGTTTTCGCTGGCTTCCTTCAAACTGTCCAGCTTGCCTTTTGTCGCGCTGATGGCGTCCTTCAGAAGATCCTGCTTTTGCCTGAGCAACTCTGTATTCGTCGGATCGAGCTTGAGGAGGCGCTCCACATCCTTAAGGCTGCTTTGGGTTTTGGAGATCGTTCCGTTGACGGATTGTAACGCCTTCTCCAAGGGGCCGACGTTGCCACCAATTTCTACGGTAATGCCCTTTACTCTAACCATGTGCGGCTCTCACCTCCTCAGCGCCAATGCGGCGCAAAAATGCACACAGCCTTTCGGCGTGCGCTGTCGATTTGCCATCAGTTTAGCATCCTGCCCTATTGTCCCATTACTTTGTACTGAGACGTAAACCTTCAAAATCTGCAAGAGCGCCCGCGCTTTCGTCGGTTTGACCAACGGCCTCCGTCACGCTTCGCTACAGAGAACTGACCCCGGCTCCGGGGTGGTCACACTCTGCTGTTCCACGCCTCTACAGCCTGCCGCTCTGCCTCACAGGAATGGTTGGGCGAGCCATAGTCCTTCAGCTTGTAGCGTCCCGAGCGCGCGTTACACTCGGTGCATCGGACAAAAGCCACGCGCGTACTTTGCGCGTTGATGAAGGCACGATGCGCACGCTCAAGATAAGCTTTGCCTCCACAGTGCGGACAGGGTTTCAGCTTGTAGTACATTGTCGCCATGTTTACCTCCATACTCACCCTTTGTGCTTTCCAATAATCGCTGGTTATGATGCTCAGAATCGATCGAAATCAGATTGCTGGGCAACATAAACCGGCGATTCTGCCCAATAGTCGTCGTTCCCCTTCTCAGTCCATACGTCAAGTACGAGGCCTATCGTCAGATAATCAAGATCGACGATGGAGATGCCCACCTCGACGCAGCGAAGGAGGAACAGGGCTGTCGTCATTTCCCTCTCGGACGGACGCTGTTTTTTTTTGCGGTGCTGGTGGTAATCAGGTTGCTGCCCCACAGATCCAGAATCTCCGGCAGCACCTCGTAGATGCTGAACATCTCGAACTGATCCAGCCATTCATCGATGGTGGCGGGAATCGTGGGATCCGAATGGAGCGCCATGATGTAAGCCACATTCTCAAAGATCTCCAAGTCCTCGATCTCCATCATGCTGGCTTCCTGACCGGCGTTTTCCTTGTATGCCTTCTCCAGCTTGTTCAGGTCGCTGAAGATGTCCCGGCCGAACTTGATGCGGTACAGGCGCGGAATCGCCGCAGAACTCTTGAACGTGACATCCTTGTCTGCAATTTTTATGGTCTTCTGAAGCATGCGATTTCCTCCTTGATGCTCTTCGTCACATTGACGTTACAATATCTTGTGGTTCTCATGTCTTCTTATCCACAACAAGTTGTGGATAGTGTGGATAAACACGGGGAGCAGATCGTTCTGCTCCCCTGGTTGGAGTGCTTACTCCTTGGTCACCGTGACAGTGTAGACGCCGTTGGCGTACCCAGCCTTGGTGACGGTAATGACCACGGTATTCGTACCGGTGGTCCAGGTCGCGGACTGACCGTTGGTGTGCGCTGCTCCGTTCACCGTAATGGCGACAGACGCGCCGGTCACGCCGGTAGC